CGTATCTCCACTGTTATTTGAAGTAGTGAAATTGAATTCCTTGAAATATGAAAAAATTGTGTTAAAATTCTTAAAATCAAGTTCATCAACATCAGTACCAGAAAATCCTTCTACTGCTGTTACACAGTTTTGAGCTGAAAGACTCAATGGCATTGACGTATCACTAGCGTCAATTGTAGTAAAGTTTGGCAAGAGCGTCCTATAAGTTCTTGTTGGTACTGACGTGTCAGCTGGTCGAGACCAGCCAAAAATGCTTGCGCACTTTGACAAACGTTCAGTAACCCAAGACGCAGGTTGCGCGTATGCCGATAAACCTGGAATTGTAGACATCTTTGAGAGCATATCAGATGCAACAGCTAGAGGAGTAGAAATAAGTCCAAGGTTATTGGAACGTTTTTCTACATCTGTAGGTGCATTCTTTTTGGTTACTTTACTAGAAAATCTACCAGATTGAGGGATTGCTGGACAAATAAGCTCGACATCTTCGAAATGATGCCAAAGCGTAAAACCAGCGTTCACAGACCCGGATGCTGCTACCAAAGGTGAGTAAGGGAACAACATAAACTGGCCAACTGCGAATGTTTTGTTTGCATCCGTAATTATACTAGTTGTAGGTGTGTAGTTAGCACAGGAAATATATGGTATTTTAAGTTCAACTTGTGTATCACAACTCAGATCAATTTCCACGTGTGGCAATTGGGTTCTTTGTATTAGATGACAGGTGTGTGCTGAGACCCAGGCTTGGGCTCCTGCGTGCTGTGACGCAGACCCACCAAAGGGAACAAAAGCAAGCATATATCTTCCTTGCTGGAATCTTGTGGCATTTACAACCAACCTCAATACAGAGGTGGCTCTAAAACCTAAGAAGCCAGCGAGCTTTGATGCCCGTAAGGGCTGGTCTCTTATAAAATCATGAGGTGAAACTTTATTCAAAGATGAAAAGATTGAAACCGTATCATTGGCTGTAAACTTTCCAGAACCAATATTTATTGGCCTTTCAAAAAAGGATTTCAATGACAGTATATAACTATCAGAGCTTGATTTATAAAAGATAGAAGAAACCTTACTAGGTGAGGTGACTTCTGCTGATACTACATTTGAATCAGATACGAAAGCTGTAGTAATCTCGACTTCACGCATCTGTTCTTCCTCGGTTCTTTGGGAAGAATAGGTGTTTTCTTTATTTTCAGGAGTTGTGCAATCTCGTTAGTTTTAAATCTCACGTGATCAGTAAGCTAAATAGCTAAGATCTCATATAAACATAGCAACATTTACCTTAAGGCAAATGCAGATCACATGTCTACGTGTTATCGGCAATACATTACCGGGATACTTTTAAAGACATTCCAAGTCGGGTTTTTCTATTGTAAATAGTATTCCGCTTTAGAAACTATTTCACGCATTGCTGCATGATTAGTGTTCCACGGTTTACTAGATTGGGCAAATGGTATCTTGTCTTTGTAACAAGCTACGATAGCAGGTACCCATGCATCAAATATGTCTTTCGAATGTAGTGACAGCTCTCGAATAGCAACTTCAACATTATCTGTTGTTATTGTTAAACTATCTTTTCTCTTCGTCCAACATGGAATCTCCAATACCACATCTAATCTCAAAGGCGCTAGCCAAAGCGATGAAGTGCGGTCAAAAACAAAAGACCTTTTAATAAACTCTATATTCCCAATTTTTCTAAAAGGAAACACAGCAGTCGATTTAAGCTCTGTTGTATATTCAAGTCCAATTTCTTTCATCACACCAGCAAGAGTAAGTTCATTAAAAACGTGTCTATACCGGGGATGTACCGTAAAAGCATTGTCATCACCATAAAATATTACATAAAGGTGAGTGTCAAACTCATGCAACGGTAGGTTCAATTTGCACCATGAAAGTCTGAAGGCAAATTCATTATACATACAATTAATTGAGGTTGTCCCAGGGTTACCACTGGGCATAGAACCACAAAATTCCGCGACTACATTCTCAATAAGTTGTTTC